AATGAAAATGCTTTGGTGAGTGGACAAGCGGCTTATTCAGTAGCCTCTAATGTTAGTGATGTTCTTGAAGCTTTTGTATCAACAACTGCTGCGGCCTCAGATAATGCTAATACACAGGATGTAGCTCTAAGTAAAATAGATCGATCTGCATATTCAGCTTTACCAAATAAATTAGCTACAGGTCAACCATCACAATATTATGTTGAAAGATTAACTACTCCAAAAATATATTTGTATCAAACACCAGATTTAAATACTTACACAACTTTGAAATATTACGTTATAAAAAGGATTGAAGATGCTGGTTCATATACTAATGATAGTGATGTTGTTTACAGATTTTTGCCCTGCATGTGTGCTGGTTTAGCTTATTATTTAGCAATGAAAAAAGCACCACAATTAGTGCAACAAAATAAATTAATTTACGAAGATCAACTTAAAAGAGCATTAGATGAGGATGGACAAAGAGCATCTACATTTATTGCTCCACAATCATTTTACCCTAACGGAATATAATTATGGCTAAATTTGCTACAGGAAAACGATCACAATCAATATCAGATAGATCTGGTATGGCATTTCCTTATACTGAAATGGTTAAAGAATGGAATGGTTCTTTAGTTCATTATTCTGAATTTGAACCCAAACATCCACAGATACGAAGAAAACATAATAGTGCAGACGCAATTGCATTACAAAATTCTAGAAATATGAAATTTCAACAACCAACTACAGTAGCAGTAAATGATTCAACATTAGCAAATTCAGGAGGAGCTTCTGTTGGAGTTGTAGATTTAACATTACCTGGAAACTTTGCTTTTATCAATCAAGGAACAAGTGTAATGATACCTGCAGATCCATCTTTACAAAATAGAAAAAGAAAAATAACAAGTGTAATTGGTAAAGTAACAGTGAGTATAACATAATGGCTATATCGTTTTCAGATTTTTTAACAGAGGTTCGAAATTTTACTGAAGTAGATAGTAATGTTTTAACTGATACTATTATTAGTCAATTTATAAGACACACAGAACTAGATGTTGCAAATAAAGTAGATTATGATGATACAAGAAAATATGCAACTTCTTCATTTACAACAGGTAAAAGATTTTTAGTTACACCCTCTGATTTTTTAGTTATTAGATCCTTACAAGTGTTTTCAACGACTAGTATATCAACAGGCGACAGAACATTTATGGAAAAAAGAGATACTAGTTTTATAACTGAATTCAATGGGACCGGTGCAACAGGAGTTCCTAAATATTATGCAAACTGGGACGAAAGTTCAATTGTTGTAGCTCCTACACCAAATGCAGATTATGCAGTTCAACTAAATTATATTATTACACCACCTAGCTTTACTTCAACTAATTCAACTTATTTATCTACTTACCAACAAGGTATGTTATTAGATGGCGTTTTGACAGAATGCTATGCTTTTTTAAAAGGACCCATGGATATGTACAACTTGTATAAAAGTAAGTATAATGAAGGTGTACAGAATTTTGCTCTCCAACAAATGGGGAGAAGAAGACGAGCTGAATATGATGATGGTGTACCAAGGGTTAAAATACCTTCACCGTCACCAAACAGTTAAATTTAAAGGAGAAATATTATGGCAATAACAACTAATGCAATTTGTAATTCATTCAAAAAAGAATTACTTCAAGGAAAACACGATTTTGATACATCATCTGATACATATAAGTTAGCGATGTATACATCACTAGCAACTTTAGGTGCTTCTACTGAAAACTATTCAACAAATCCAGGTGGAGGATCTAATACTGAAGTAACTTCATCAGGTTATACTGCAGGCGGTAAAGCACTTGTTAATGCAGGTGTTAAAGTATCTTCAGGTGTAGCAATAACTGATTTTGCGACTGTTTCATTTGTGGGCGTAACACTTACAGCTAGAGGAGCTTTAATTTATAATACAACTACTGATGGTGGTTCTGGTACTACTGATGCGGTAGCCGTGCTTGATTTTGGTGGAGACAAGACTGCAACATCGGGTACATTTACAATTCAGTTTCCTGCATTTACTACTTCAGCTGCAATATTAAGATTAGCATAGGGAGGGTAGATGGCACTTGTCATTAACGATAGAGTTAAAGAGACAAGCACCACACAAGGTACAGGTGACTTTACCTTAGCAGGTGCATCTCAAGGTTTTGAAAGCTTCGCTAGTGGAGTTGGAGTTGGCAATACAACTTATTATACTATCGTTGAAGCAGGTACAAATAACTTTGAAGTGGGTGAAGGAACTTTAAGCGCAAGTAGTACCTTACAACGTACAACGCCTATATCTTCATCAAACTCTGATAATGCAGTAAATTTTGGTGCAAATGACAAAGATGTATTTTGTACTATACCTGCAAAGAAAACAATTTCACCAGTAATGGAAGCTACAAAATATGTAGTGACTCATGCTTCAACTATTTCAGAAGATCAAACATTAGATTCTGGAGTCCTTGCAGGACCCGTTACTATAACAGCAACACAAACTATAACAGGAACATTGGTAGTCGTATAATGAGTCAAGTAGAAGTAGATAAAGTAATACCTCAATCAGGCACAACTCTAACTATTGGAGATAGTGGTGATACTATTAATTTAGTTGGTACATTACAAAACAACGGTTCACCTCTTCCAGGTGATATTACTTCAGTTGTGGCTGGCACAGGATTATCTGGTGGTGGAACGTCAGGTGATGTAACGCTAAACGTAGAAGCTGCACAATCAGGAATAACTTCTCTTGGAACTTTAACAGGATTATCTGTCAATGGTAATGTAAGTATTGACGGTGGCACAATAAAATTAGATGGTAATTATCCTACTGGCACTGAAAACGTAGCATTAGGAAACACAGCTTTAGATTCAGTTCAAGCTGGTGGTAATTATAATGTAGCAATAGGAAGTAAATCTGGTACAGCAATTACGACAGGAGATTTTAACGTAGCAGTTGGTCGGTCATCTGCTCTTGTGACAAATACAGGTTCAAATAATACTGCAATTGGTGCTCAAACACTTACAGCAAACACATCAGGTTCAAATAATACTGCTGTTGGTATGTGTTCCTTATTCACAAACACAGGTGACTGCAATACCGCAGTAGGTAGAGTATCTTTATACCTTAATGAATCAGGAGCAAATAACACAGCTGTTGGTCATCACGCTTTAGCTAGTAATACTACAGCTAGTAATAATACAGGTTTAGGTTTTTTTTCACTTTTATCAAATACTACAGGGGGTCAAAACACAGCAGTAGGTTGTGCAGCACTTAAAAGCAACACTACAGCAAGTGAAAATACGGCAGTAGGCCACAATGCTTTACAGGCTAACACAGAAGGTACAAATAACGTAGCAATTGGAACTAGTGCAATGCACTCAAATACAACAGCTAATTCTAATGTTGGTATCGGAAGACAAGCACTTTTCACTAACACAACATCTGTAGGTAATACAGCAGTCGGTGCTTTAGCTTTAAATCTTTCAACAGGAGCAAATAACACTGCAATTGGTTGTGGTGCATTAAGAAGCAATACAACAGGTGCAACTAATACAGCTGTAGGAAAAGAATCTATGTTTACAAACACATCGGGTGCAAATAATGTAGCACTAGGTGTTTTTTCTCTATGTTTAAATACAACAGGAGGCCATGTTGTAGGAATTGGAAGATCAGCACTTCAATCTAATACTACAGGTTGTTGTAATGTAGGTGTAGGTTTTGCTGCACTACTTGATAATACTGAAGGTGACCAGAACACAGCTGTTGGAGAATGTGCCTTATCAAATAATACTACAGCCGACCTTAATACAGCAGTAGGTGCTTTTAGTTTATTTACAAATACTACAGGAACAAAAAATACGGCAGTTGGTAAAAGTTCTTTAGCAAGTAATACTGATGCAACTTGTAATACTGCAATAGGTGTAGATGCTTTAACAACTACTACGACAGGTGGTAATAATACAGCAGTTGGTGTGAGTTCTTTATCATCTAACATTTCAGGTGGTGGAAATGTTGCAATAGGTAGATGTACATTATACAGTAACACAACAGGATACAGTAATGTAGGTATAGGAAATAGTGCATTAAAATCTAGTACAACAGCAATTCTTGCGACAGCCATAGGTGCAGAGGCTTTAACAAATCTTACAACAGGGAATGTTAATACTGCTGTAGGTTCACAAGCTTTGTGTTCTGTTACTGGAGGATTAGATAATACTGCTGTAGGTTCATCATCTTTACAACTAGCAACAGGTAATTATAACACTGCTTTTGGAAGACAGGCGTTGCAATGTCATACAGGTAATTCAGGTTCTACTGCTGTAGGTTATCATGCTGCTAGAAATAGTACATATGGTGGTAGTGTCGCTATGGGTTATCGTGCATTATGTGCAAATACATCAGGTAGTCAAAATACAGCTGTTGGTTATGATGCACTTCTTAGTAATGTTACAGCTGATAGTAATACAGCAGTAGGTTATAGTTCTTTAAAATTAAATACAGCTGGTAATAATACTGCTGTTGGCTTAAATTCTTTAGCAGCTAACACAACAGGTTCATCAAACACAGCAGTAGGTGGACAAGCTTTGTGTTCTAATACAACAGCTAGTAACAATACAGCTGTTGGTAGAGAAGCTCTTTGTGCAAATACTGAGGGTTGTGAGAATACAGCAGTAGGTCAATCAGCACTTTTTAAAAATATTACAGGTAATTTTATTACAGCTGTTGGAAGAAGTTCATTAATTTGTAGCACAACAGCATCAAATAATACATCAATAGGTTATGAAGCTTTAAGACTTACCACTTCAGGTGTTTGTAATGTATCTCTTGGTCATAGAGCTGGTAAAGATCTTACAACAGGTTCAAATAATATTTTTATTGGTTATGAAGCTGGTGCTAATACTGCAACTACTATTGGTGCAGTTACAACAGGTTCAAATAAAATTATTTTGGGTAATAATAATCATACAGATGCTCTTATAAAAATTGATTGGACAGTAACATCAGATTTAAGAGATAAAACTGAAATTGAAGATGTTCCACATGGATTAGAATTTGTTAATAAAATTAAACCAATTAAATATAAATTTAAAAAATATAGACAAACTGCAAAAACTACAGGAAAAACAAAATATGGATTTAGTGCACAAGAAATTTTAGCTTTAGAAGGTAATAATAATGTTATTATTAATAATGATGATGAAGAAAATTTAAAATTAACTAACTCCCATCTAATCCCAGTATTAGTTAATGCAATTAAAGAATTAACAGCTAGAGTAAAGGAATTAGAAAATGAGTAGTATTATTAAAGTAGATACAGTTCAGGATCAATCAGGTAATAACATTATCAATGAGTCTGGAAATACAGTCACTATTGGTAAGTCTGGCGATACTGTAAATATTGTA